TTGCAAACTTTTGTTTAAATGATCGCTCATATAAACATCACGCAGTCCGTGTAACTTAAATGCACGTTCTTTAGGATTAAGATATTTTCCTGCACGTCTATCACCAGGATGTCCCCTAACAATAATAGGACGATCGCTTACCTTTCGAATTTTGGTAATAACTTCTCTTGCCCAATCTTGGTTATCTAATCCCTTCATGCTCCAACCGCCATTGCGTTGTAAACAAATAAGAATGTGTGATCCATTTGTACGCCAAGGCTTAGGGTGTATGCCAAGTTCTATTCTTAACTTGTTAAATCTAGTAGGATCAGGATCATCCCAAAAATAATTTCCCGTGGTAGGAAAAACGCCATCCATTGAATAACGCAAATAACGTTTTGAATTTGTTTTATCTAGATATAAAAATAAATTACTATCAACAATAATAGTATGCTTACCGTTGCGTGTTTGTTCATCAAATACTTTTTTGCGTAACAATAGGTGCGGTGTATTTGGTGAATCTTCGTGTACATATCCTTGTAGTACTGCTACGTCAGATAGATTCCATTCATTACCTTCATAGGCTATTCCAACATCACCGTTGAGACTTACTCCTTGTACGAATCTTTTTAATACTTCAGGCTTCTCAGGATTTTTATTATTGGCAGGAATACCCTTTAGGTAACTAATTACTTTCATTGTCTCTAACTTCTGCTAATACTTTCTCAACCGATGGCAACAAATGCCTCCAGCATACACCGTTTTCCATTTCTTCAGGAGTCCATTGACAATATGCTAGATTGTGTAACCATTGTAAAACTTCTTCGTTACTTGCCAAATTTAGATTTTCAATATTCTTTAATTTGGTTTCTGCTACATTCCAAGCAAAATTTCCTTCGTCACATGCAATAACAGGATAGCCATTAAGTACAGCATCGATTGATAAGCCGCTTGAGTAAGCAACAACACAGTAAGCATCTTTTAAATGTTCTTCCCACGGAATATCACGACCATTAACAAAAGTTACATTTGGAAAATTAGCAAAAGCAAATGCTTTAAATAGGTCTTCATGATTGCCCATACCTTTTTCACTTACACCAGGATGTGTTCTAATTTCAATAGGACGATTGGTATGTTCACGTAAAGTTTTTACAGTATCTAAGCACCATTCATTGATGTCTAAGTTTCTTAGACTTGCATCACCTGCTAGTTGTAATGCAATAATAATCTTGTCTCCTAGTTCTTTCTCAGTTTTCCAACCTTTATAAATTAATCCTAATTCGTTAAATCTATCTCCTGGACGATCAACGTTGTCTCCCCAAAAAGCATCACGATTTAAAAATCCATTAACACCCACCCTGTAGTGTGTATTCTTTTCAAACATCTGTCGTCCAAGTAACGGGGTTTCAATAACAACAAAACATTTAGAATTCTTTTTAATGCTAGTTCTTGTAAGATGCCATGTACGTGTTCTTTCAGGTTTCCAACTTCCTAAGAATACAGCAACATCACAAGGACGATATTCCTCGTCATATTCGTACTGTAGTCCACGCTTAATACCCATTTCTTTTTCTAGGTTTTTGCGTTCTTTTCTTTCTTCTTTTGATAATTTACCATTTGCAGTTTTGTCAACATAATCAATACCATCATGCATTTGACGTAACACTTCTCTTTCTGAGTTGTGTCCTGCACTATTCATAAAAACTTTAACTAGCATTTAATATTCTCCGTGCTGTACCATCATTTAGTTCTTGTATATGAAACTGACCATATGCTAAATGGCAGGCCCATTTATATACTAAATCACTATCTGGATAGTACGGTTGTTCTATTTTAGTTATGTCAGATAGCGACACTGGGGACGCCGCATTGGGTGCTAATCCAAATGCAGGTACTCCGTATAATACTGCTTCGGTTGCCGCAATGCTTTGAAGAGTTACAACAGCATAAGCATTATCTAATTCTTCATAAATTGTTTTAACAATGCGTGTAGGACGATCTGCTTTTTCACGCACAACAATAGGACGATCTGTGTGTTGTTTTAATGTGCTAATTGTTTCTTCACGCCATTGTTCCATATCAATACCGTAGAACTTTGCAGGTTTTTCGCTTGGCATAACAACAAGAATGTTGCGTCCATCTTTTTTCCAATTTGGAATTTTATACTTCAGTGCTTCCCATCTATCGCTAGGTTGATCAATAATTTTAGTATGTTGTAAATCGTTTTTAACTATACGATGAAACCATTTCCAACCATTTGGATTAATTGGAGATTTATAGTTACCTAAGTATCCACTGTCCATGTAGTAAAAATCACGGTTGTCTTCCCAACATTGTTTCATAATTTTATGTTTGAGTATTCCACGTAACACAATAGGCTCCGGAGCAGTTGCTTCATAATTAAATTCTTTGTCTGAAGTAGGCGTAGCATTACTGCCATTTGCAAACATATTAACGTATTCGTCTGTTCCGTTTTTACTTAGAAATATCACTATTAGCCTCTTTCATTATTCTGTTATATTCTCGTTTAAAAATTTTATAATTTCCAAAAATTGTCATAAATTCTTTATCTTCCGGATTAAACGACCAAATTTCATTACGTAACCAATCATGCAATTTAACAGCATTATTATCTTTCATAAAATCTAATAATTCTTGTTGCCTTGCTCCATCTTGCTTTTCAATAAAAACAAGAGGTTTTTCTCTCTTTAAAGTTTCAATAGCACCCTTTAATATAGGAAGTTCATATCCTTCTGTATCTATCTTTATAAAATCTACATTTAAAATATTAAAACTATCTAAAGTTTTAACATTAATTTTTGTAGATTCTCTAGTTTTATTAATAATTGACGATCCTCCAGAGTTACTGCGACTAATGTTTAATAGTTCTTCAGTTTCAAATTCCCCTAAACCAACATCAAAAAAGTTTACGTTAATTTTTCTATCTAAAATATTTTTCTGATAACAGTCTTGTACTAAAGGACTAGGATCAAATGCATACACAGTTTCAAAAAAAGTAGATAAAAAATTACTCCACATGCCTATGTTAGAACCAATGTCAATTGCTACACGTTTTGGATTATCACTATGTAATAGATGTCGCCATACGTTTATTCTTTCTTTTCTTTCATATTTTGGATCCCACGAATTTAATATTCTTGAAGCAAAAAATTTTTCATCATCAGGTAAGTACCATCCATCTATTTTTTTCATTATTTCTTCCATGTCCTAAATGTGTTGTCTAATTCTTTTAACTTACCGTGCTTTTTATTTTTCTTTTCTGCTTTTTCTAAGTCTTTACGTTCAGCACCTGATTTAATTTTTTCAATGTACTTGTCCATTTTAGGATCTTTCTTTCTAGCACCTTTAAAGTGTCTAAAGTATTTGCCAAGTATAGTTTCTTTAAGTGGACTATGTGCTGTACGTTGTGGGTGAAAGTCAACATTACGTACACCATTTTTAAGAGCATCCATAACACAGTCAGCAAATACGTATGCATCATTTGGTTTAGGAAAGCGTTCTCTATTGTCTACTTCGCGTGAAATGTAAATGTTTTCGTATCTATTAACAAACGTATCAGCATAAGCGTGTCTACGATTAAACCAATAAACACCTGTATCTGCGTGTTGTACATTTGAACCTCGCCACTTGCCTTTGTTCATTGTAACACCCATGTATGCCGCGATATGATCTTCAGGAAGAATACTATCTAACCATGCTTCTGTAACAGGGCGATATGTTACACTGTCAGCATCTAAGTAGATAATTTGATCAACATCAAGTGTACGACAAGCATGAACCCAAGCAAATGCTTTATATGCAAATCCTCTACTAAAGTGTGTTCCTATGTATTTTAAATAGTTTTCTAATTCAGGATTACAAGCCTCATATACGTCGATTTCTCGTAGATTTTCTGCCTGTACTGGTAACTTCATATCTTCTGTATAACAATACAAAGGAACGGTTTTAGGCCAAAACTCTAAATATGTTTCAACCATTTTGTTTGCTAGTTGATCATAATAGTCTTGATTAAATGTTGTAATACAAGCAAATGTTTTCATTGTTATTCCTTAAACATTAATGGTTTTAAGTGAGCCCAAGACTCTCCTGTTTTATTTTCTTTCCTATTCCACTGTGTATACGCAACATCATATTTCCATTGTGTAATATCAATATCATAGTTTAATTTTTCAATTTGACTTATATCTTTATGTGCTACAGGCCAAATCATACTACCGTTATCAAAAGCAAATGTAGGTATTCCTTCACATATTGCTTCTACAGCACTAAGGCTGTTATATGTAATTACACAATATGCGTTCTGAAGGTCTCGATCAAGGCCTTCGCCTCCTTGTATTCCACCGTCGGTTAAATTAGTACTAATTTCAATGTTTAATTTAGAGTGTTTGTTTAATTTTTTACACATGCCTATACCATGTCTTAGATTGCGTGGATGTGGACGAACTATGATTTTTCTATCACTATATTTTCTAATATCGTGTACAATTTTTTCAACCCAATCATAAAATGATTCATATTCTTTGTACATCTCTGATAAACTACTGTCACCTTCTTTTTGACCCATAATTAATATATGATCTCCAGGACTATTCCATTCTTTAAAGACTATTCCTGTTTCTTTTTGAAATTTATTCCATCTATCTGAAGAAGATTTTTCATTACCAAATATACCATCTGACCATTTATAACTATACCAGCCTAATCTTGTCCATGCGGGATATTTTCTAAACACAGGAGATTCTAAAACTAAAAAAGGTTTATTAGAATCAAGAATGTACTGATATGCACTAGCACGTTCTTGTTGTTTGTAAAATTTTGGCTTTAATAGATTTGTTTGAACGAAGCAATCAGCATCGAGAGCATCTTTTCCAAAGTCAACTAACTTATAAAGATCACCGTGTCTTTTAAAACCAACTTCTAATGCCGATGTTGCTTTTATAGATCCTCTAATTCCTACAATGCTGACCATTTTGTGCCTGTTTGGTTTGCTGTGGCAATCCAAAGGTCAGCATAATCAACATCTTGACAATTTTTAAACCACGGGCCGCCTTCAGTAAAATGTATTGCTTTAGGTTTTCCATCTTGTGGTTCTTTATACCAACCTTCTAGCCAATTCCATTCGTGACTGATTTGCCCAATTTCCTCGTCTTTGAGCCAACTAAACCGATGCATGAATTTTCCTGTTTCGTTATTAACCATTGAAGGAATAACTTGTTTATTACTAGGATGCTCGCAGTTCCATAGCACCATTGAACTCCAATTTTTTCTTGGATACAGCGATTGTGTTTTACCATCCATCTTCGTTCCTTCTTTAGGAGTATAGTCATGATGCACACACATTACTGCATACTTGTCGTCTCTTTGTGCAAACAATTTATCAACATCGTCGAGCCATAAAAAATCACAATCACAAAATAATGCCCAGCCTTTGTAGTCTTGTAGATAAGGAATTAAAAATCTAGTAAATGTAAATTCTGTCGATCCTAGTGTATCAACAGGTCTAGTGTATACACCTTTTCTTTTAAGTTCGTTAAGTTTAAGATATTTTACGTCAATGGGTTCTTCTGTAGTGTGGCGCAAACTGTGCTCGCAAACATCACTAGCGATTTTTTCTCTGGAATCATAACCAATGTATACGGTGTTCATTATTCTTGTTGTCCTTCCTGGCCATAGTCATCGTCTACACCAATACGCATGATGTCTGATTCTACGCACTCTTCTCCGTGTTGTACTTCTAGTATATGGCAAGGTTTGTCATAAGGATTTACACCTTGATGCCATACTTCTTTACCAATGTCATAACCTATTCCTAGGTTATTTAAAACTTTTTCATCGGGTACATTATTTAATATAGTAACAACTTTGCACTTGCCTTTAAGCACATACCACATTTCAGCACGTTTACTGTGCTTTTGCATAGACAGTTGTTTACCAGGCTCAATGACTAATTCTTTAACTTTAATTTCTTTACCAATAGTATATAAGTCTCTATACCAGCCCCATGGACGAACAACTTTAGGATTTTTAAATTCATCTAAGATCCAACTGCTTGAATTCTTTTTATCATCTCCGCCAACACCAAACATAAATTCTACTTGCGGATCATCACCATACATTACTAATTCTGGAATATTTTTAACACTACGATCACCACCATTAGCAAAAATAATTTTACAATCATTACCAAAAATTTCTTTGCACTTGAATATTGCGCCTCCGGCGCCACCATCTGAATCGTCAAAATCGATAGCACCACTTACCATACGCAGACTTGTGATGATTGCAATACGTTCTTTAAATGGCATAAATGGTTTGCCTTTTTTACGTGTAAGCCAAGCGTCTGAATTAACACCAACTATAAGTTCATCACCTAGTTTAGCGGCTTCTTCAAAATATGCAATATGTCCCGAGTGTAGTGGATCAAAGCCACCTGTTACCAATACGATTGTTTTCATACTGATATTTATGTGCGTATATTTTAGGGGTAAATTTATCTGGCAAACTTGGTTTTGTTAAACACACGTTGCCAATAATCTTCATCACAATAGTGTAAATTAGGACAAGACTTAAAACGTTCGTTGTATTGAGGATCTACTACACCAATGAATATTTGTCTAGGAGGTCCGAGAGGGTCGCCTCTATCTGTATAGTAAACATCTGTAAACCCAGCATCTTTTAACCAACTATTATAACATGCAGATGTAGCACCTGTCCAATTTGAAATAGGTCCAAGTTCTGATGTTCTATAAAATTTAGTTTCTGCTACTTCTTGGTCAGGATTGTTAACATCAACAAAGGTTTCAAACATAAAAAAACCTTTACAAACTTTTCTCATATTATCAATAGCAAGCAAAGGATGTCTTAAATGATACATTAATCCATGTGCAAAAACAAAATCAAATTCCCCTTTTGCATCATATATACTTTCTTTTTTGATAACGACTTTACTGTTTAAATTACTGTGATGAAAATCAAAAACTTTTCTACCACCTCTAGATTCATTTAATTTATCTATCCATTCCCAGTCTTTATTATATCCCCAATCATAATCTTCACCCCGTTCGACGTCACTTGCTTCTACATACTCTGCACCTTGCATTTCTGCCCAAAATGCCCACCAACCTTCATCAGTTGCAATGTCTAAAACACGTTTATTTGTAAAATCTAAATCAGTAATGTTAACATAATCGGTCCAACTTTTAAAATCTTTTCGTGCATCATATGTCGTACCATCCGGGTACGTTATTTTCATTCTAAATTTAGTTGGGGTATTAGATTGAGGCATCTTCCATTCCTGCTACACGCAACTTAGTAATGTTAGTTATCTGCCATTGCTTCATATCAATACCCTTCATGACACCTAACCACTTATTACGTAACAGTGCAAACTCGTTGATAATTTTTTCAAAGTCAACAACGTCTGCTTCACCGTCTACGTATTTTTCTACGTCACGGCTGGATAATGCTCGTTGATAGTTTTCTAGATATTGTTTAAAGAACTTACTGCGGGTTCTTCGTAATTCAATGTTAAGGTATTCTAGGATTGCCTCAATTTCTTGTAGTTGCCCAAAACGTTCTTCAACTATACCAGGCAAGTTTGCGGCTTGCTTTTCTAAGTTGCCAAACAGTCTTGTTTCCTTACGTGCTTCTCCTAATTCATTCTCATACCAAAGAATTGCATCCGGAATATTGC